ACATATGATATATCTGCAAATTCATCTTCAGCTTATATTGTTTCTAATATGGGTTTTGGTAAAGGTGGTGCAGCATTTAATAATCCAGAATTAACTGTAAGAAACGAATCAACTATTGCATTTGATCTAAATGGTTTAGGTGGATCCCATCCATTTAATATTAGAAGTGGTGCATCTGGTACAAGTAATTTCTCAAACACGTTGATCCATGTTGCAACTAATGGTACAATAACAACTGGAACAAGTGCACAGAACAAAACATCAGGAGTTTTATATTGGCAAATACCACACGATATAGTTTCTTCAGCAAGAAATTCATACAACTATTATTGTTCAAGTCATAGTGCAATGGCAGCTAACATTAATATCAAAGATACTGGAGCAATTTAATGCCAGCTACAACAACTAAGAGGCTGTCATATCATATTGCTGATCAGTTTAAAGAATCTTTTAGTGAAGCAAGTCCATCAAGACTTTATCTATTTGTAGGTAGAACTTCACCTTATGCTAACGACTCATCT